TCAGGGGTGGGTAAATAACATCATGGACGAGATCAAGAGAAAACCAGAAAAAGGACTTTCGATAAAGTCTGTTGTTGAAAATATCAAGATGAAGATCGTCGGAATGTCAAAGAGCGTCCCTGCTCAAATTGATCAGGACGAGATTCCCGTCAAGAAAGAAATGCGCGTGGTAAACGCCGTTTCTCCCATGAGAGTGTCGAAGGTCAACAAAGGGAAGCTTTCGGAGTACAAGGAAAACGTTAAAGACAAACAGGAAGAAAACAAGATTAAAAAGGAGTTAAGCCAATGACCGCTCGTCTTCAGCGTAGCTTCCTTGAAAATCATAGATCAATTTCATATCAACAAGGAACGCGGAAATGACGGTTTCTTTTATGCCTGTTTCTAACGATATTTTTTCTATGGTTGCAGGCCAGTTCACTCTGCCGTCAGGAAAGAGAACTTTTGTTTCTCTCTTGAAAAGACTATGCGCGAGTTCTATAGGGATTCCGTGCTTTTTGGCGAGGATGTTCAGCTCATATCTTGATCCAATAGCCGGGGGAGCAGGCGCTTTTTTGTCGATAGCGCGAATGAAAAAAAATAGAGCGGATATTATCAAGAAAGAAAATGCCAGCCAGAATATGTTTTCTTTGCTGAACTTCATGACATCAATATACCACTTTTTCAAAGATCGGAGTAAATAAAATGACGATTTCTGTACGGGACTTTTTCGCAGGACACGCTGACTTAACGTGGATCGACAAGACGAACCCGGATGAAGCGAGCCGGAGGACAGGGGTTGCTGTTCCAGGGGCAGGGGCGACAGATCTTCAATGGACGAAGTTCTGGGTTCGTGTTGATATCGCATGGAGATGGCGATTTGCGGATTTAATGTCGAAAGGACAGGAAAATGGCATTTGAGTTGAAGGATTTTGAGAGAAGTTTCACAAAGACCGGGGATCAGCGGGGGGTATTTAACGCGGTGCGTGAGGATTACGAGTCTGACGGCGCTCAGTATTTCGCGTTTATGAATGAAGCGGGATCATACGTTATTCAGAGGACTACCACAGCGGGGACCGGATCTATCAGGATCCACGAGTATTACGCGGTTGGGAAGAAACCGCTACAGTTTGCCGCTGATTGGGCCGGGAGAGCCGGACTGACTTACGTTGAGTTTTATAACCTATTCGCACAATGAAAAAAACAATCATTTTTTTATCTTTAATGTTGCTTTGTTCCCCGGCATTTGCCGGTAAGGAATACGCAAGGCGTTACCCTACAGATACATCAATGGAGGTGTACACCCCGAATAATCCTCCGCCTTCTGAAACCGACCCCCTCTCCCTTCATCTCGACCAGACCACTCCTCAGTCATTCTCGGCGGGTGCGGTATCTGGCTCTGGACTTCTTAATGTAACGAGCGGAGAGCTTGGGCTCGATACAAACACCTATCTTACAGCTTCAGATTTAACGCCATACGCTCTCCTTGACGGAACGAATCAGCCGTTCACGGGGGACCTCAATATCTCAAAAGCTACTCCTGAGTTAAAACTAACGGGGACTTCGGAATACTCAAGGATTACGAGGGCTGATACTTCAAATATTCTCACCTTCAAGAATAGGTCACAAGCTCCTGGGCCGAGTTCTTATGGGATTAACTTTGATGGAAGCACGGAGAAGGTGGTTTTAAGTAACACAAGCCTTGGTCTTACGAATGCAATAACTATTTCATTTTGGTTCAAAGGGACTGACACATCTGGGCATTTATTTAGCATCAGTAATGGTTCGACTCTTCTTAGATTTCTTTCGAGCGGTGGAAATATAGCTTGGCAAGTAGTTCCGAGCGGAGGATGGGTTATTGTATATTCCGATTCTAGTTCTCTTAATAATAACCAATGGCATCATTGCGTTGGGGTGTATAACGGAACAACAGTTATTCTTTATGTGGATGGAGTAAAAAAAGTCCACACCCTCACAACTTCTGGAAGTATACCGTCTGGATATACTTGGCTCGGCGGCAGTTATAACGGCACACCAGATTGGGCTGGATTACTTGATGAAATCGCAGTATGGAGCAGAGTGCTGACGGATGATGAGATAGCGGAGCTTCATAACTCTGGAAGCGGGAATTATGCATCCACTTCTAAATCTTTTTCTTCTACTGGCACATCGATGTCTACAAATCTTCGTGCAATTTGGCATCTTGACGGAGATTTACTTGATTCAAGCGGGAACGGATATAACGGAACTGGCTATAACATAGCGGCGGGAGATTACGAGGCTGGTAAAGTTTCCGCAGAACCAGTTGAGGGAGAATATACATTCCTTCAGCATCAAGACTCTGATGACGCTACATACACGGAATATGGAGAGTGGGGGACATCGGGCGGGAAATACACTATCAACTCAAAGTACCTGTCATTTGAGAACGCAGGGACTGAGCAGTTTTATATAGACTCGTCAGGTGATTTGGTATTCCCCGATAATCAGAAAACCTATTTGGGGACTGGAAAGGATGCGTCGTTAACTTACGATGGGACAAATCTTTTAATCAATCCGAGAGAGGTTGGTACTGGTTCAGTTGGGATTAAGGGAGCGACGCAAGATGCTTTGCTTTCGGTTGATTCCTTCAATCATTTACTCGACGTCCAGTCAAGTCTATCAGGACAGTCGGGTGGTATTCAGGCATTTACAAAAGATGGGGATGGGACAGATTATATTTCTTTCTTGGTTTATGGATATGGACTTCCTGGAAATTTCACAAACAGGCATAGAATGATTATAGGGCAGTGGAATCCCGCTAGTGGATATTACAGAATAAACACAGACGCAGCGGGGACACAATCTGCAAAGGCTTTAAGCATATCTACGAGTGCAACAACAGACCAATTATTTTTAGCTACTGGCGGAGCTGTCTTGATGGGGGGAGTTACAACCGCCTCTCAAAGCGAAACTTTTTATCCTCTGCAAATTGAAAAATCTCAAAACGCCGCAACGGGAGCTTGGATCAGAAACACAAACACGGGCACAAGCGGGGTGGCTTCTCTAACAACGCAGACCGATACAGGGATTGCATATCTTCTTTCTCACGGTAGCGGGAGAACGATCACAAGGTATGGGATAACTGTTGCGGGATATAGTGAACTTCTTGGTGGTGGAAACGGGCTTCTTCTTGGGGAAGGAACGACCAATAAACCCATCATCATCGGAACAAACGATAAACCGAAGATGGTAATCTCTGACGCTAACGGCGTAATGATTGTCGGCAACCCCTCCAATGAACTCCGAATAAACGCCCAAACCCTCAATCCTGACATCACTTTTGAAGAAAATTCAGGGCTTCTTTCGGGCACGAATTACAGGGCGCAGATTTACTACGACATCACGAATAACCGTTTCTCTTTCAGGGCGGCAGATAGTGGGACTTTAAGTGCTGATAATCTTCAGATGTCTGGAACCACCTCTGACGTAATGCTCCCAAACGACTCCGCAAAATTATTGTTCGGTACGGGGTATGATGCTTCCATCACATACAACGGCACGAATCTTTTAATTAACCCTCAAGAAGTTGGAACTGGCAGTGCGATTGTAAATTACGACACCAACGCCGCTGGTGTGCTTCAGGTTTACAATCCTAATGTTGGAACATCCACCCAAGCACAGTTTGTAGCCAAGACAACTGGGGCTCAATCGGTTTTGACATCTCATGGTTCAACGAGAGTAACAACGAGATACGGAACAGCCTTGGGAGGGTTTTCTGAGTTAATAGCTATGGATGCCTCTGCTGGAAGCTGTAATGGGCTGATGATAGGAACATACACTCTCAATAAACCCATTATTTTCGGGACTCAAGATGTCGAAAGGATGCGGATTACGGGGGCTGGTGATATCCTCATAGGAACAACTTCTGTTCCTGCCGCCGCAGCAACTGGCAATGACTTACTCATAATCGAGAAAGACCAAGACGGAAGGACTGGGATTCACATTCAGAACGACCAGACATCTCAGTCTGCGATTGCCGCTATAAGGTTTCAGACGGATGTGAACACAGCGGCGGTCATCGGACATTCCTCTGGAAGAACCGTAGCGTCACGATACGGAACAGCCCTCGGTGGATTTGCAGAATTTGTCGAAACAAACGCTTCCGCAAACGGAATGATGATAGGGTTATCGAGTGCGGATAAGCCCATTATATTCGGGAACAACAACACCGAGAGATTCAGAATAGACGCTGGTGGAGATTTAAAGATAAAGGCTGACTCAAAGAAATTATCCTTCGGTGCGGGCGATGACGCACTTTTACAATTCACAGGGACGCAGTTCCAAGTCCAGAGTGATAACACTACTGCTACAGACAGTCTCCTCCTCCGTGGCGGGACGAATGGAATATATTTCAATATTGGTGCATCGGAGTATATGCAACTTACGGCTTCTGCGTTGACCATCGGGACCCCAGCATCCTTCACGAAAACTCAGGACGCTCCAACGGTAGTATCTGTCAATAACACATCCTCTGGAAGCAGTGCTGAATCTATCTTTCAAGTCACCGCAGAGAACGCCATTCTCACACTCGGAGCGTATAACAGTTCATACGGAACATCGAGGTATGGTGTTTCCCTAGCCGATGCGGTCGAGATTGTTCCATATGGAAGTCCCTCCGCTCTTGTAATCGGAACTGGAAGTTATGACGTTCCGATAGTGTTTGGCTCCAACGCAACGGAAGTTTTCAGAGTTACTTCTGGTGGAGCTTTCGTGAAGGTCATTAAATCTGGAGCGACACAGGCGGGAGCAGGAGCGGCGGCGGGAGAGCTTTGGAAAACAGCGTCACACGCCACGCTTCCAGACAATGTTGTAATGATTGGCGTTTAAACTAAAGGAGAAAAACAATGAGCATATTTGACGGAGTACAAAAATCAGAAGCACAAATGAGGTACGAATCAATCATGGAGAAAGCCCCGCTCTTGAAGCAGGGTGAGGAGAACCGCTGTCTATCGGCGTTCACAGATTTTTGGGGTGGCGGTGATTTTATCGAGGTGGAGATAGGCGGCATCATGCGTCGAGTTCCGCAGAACCCGATTAGCAGAGAAGTGGCGACTGAACTTCTTGAGCTTCTTGGGACAAATGCAACGGCGGTGTTCCTGCACCACCAGGCGTGGCAGACGTTCATAAAATCGGTGAATCCGTCCTGGGTTCCTCTTACGCCTCCTTACGCCTTGACGTTTGCGGAAGATGGATCGGTCACTTTAACACCGGAATAAGGAGTTAGTTGTGGAGCCTTGTAAACAGGAAGAAAACATAACCAAGCTGTTCACGTTCCATGACGATAAGGTTAAAAAACTTCAAGAAATCGAAGTGCGTCAGGTGGAGATTCAGGGGGATGTGAGGCATATAAAATCCCGTATTGATAACGGGATGTCTCGGACGATAGAGGGCATTAAGCAAACTCTTACATCCCTTGAACCGACCATCGGGCATCATGCGGACATCGTAAAACGCATTGAAACTCTCGGATGGACGTTAGCGACGACTCTACTTCTCGTGATGATCGGAACCATCGGATGGGCGGTATCGTATGGCTTCAAAATCAACGTGTAAACATGAATCATCACGAGTTTGCGCACATCTTGAACATGATTCACGGAGAAATGCGGATAGCTTTGACGAGGATGCCGCTTATTATGGGAAAAGAGCGGAAGATCGCATTAAAAATAAAAGACGAGATCGAGGCGTTCACGATTTTACCGGATGAGATTTTAACTAAGGAGGTTAAAGATGGAATGGATCCTAAGTAACTGGAAAGACCTGTTGGACATCGCGGCGTACGTTGTCTTTATTGCTTCGATAATTGTTAAACTTACTCCGACCGCGAAGGATGACGCTCTCATTCTTCCGGTCATTAAGTTCATCGGGAAGTATCTGGCTCTTGATAAGTATGGGCCTGCGGATCGCCCGAAATGAGGTTGTTTGCTTTGGCGCTTCTGCTCGCGGTTTCTGGATGCGCTTATTTTGAGGAACGGACCGACGCGATGGCGAAGTGCGGGAACGATCAATCGTGTATCGAAAGGGTGATCGGGGCCGGGAAGGCCGGGAAAGCGGTGGGGGATGCGACAGGTATTCCATGGGCCGGGGCCGCCGCCGGCGGGCTGACCGCGTTTCTAGTTCTTTTCTTCGCGAGGAAAAAGAAAGATGAGTAAAGGAAAGACGATCTCTACAAGGTGGCGGGACTGGGCTATTAAGGAGCCGGGCTGGGCGTATGCGGCCCTTTCTTTAATGGCCCTATCCTTTGTCGGGCTGATCGTGCATCTCTGGATCCTGTCTGGGCTATGGCGAACGGTCGGGCTGATCGTGATGATCGCTGGTGGGGTTGGCTGTGAGCTTCTTCTTATTCTCCGGAAACAATGGTGGTGGGCCTCTTACTGGGGCATCTGCGTTCTTCTTGGCGTTTCTCTCTGGGAGATCGCCTCCTACTTCTTTGGATAGAGTTTAATCTATTATTAATAGACTTTTGCTAAAAATAAATGTCCTGCCTCTTGCAAAGTTATTAACTCACTGTTACCTCTGAAGCAGTAAAATCTAGCTGTTTCGGAGGTGACTATGCTTGACCGTTATTTGGCGTTCTGCCGCGACGTTCGTTCCCTGAGAGAAAAGACGATCAAAGAGTATTTCTATATCCTAAAGACGATAGGCAGGTATTTAGACTATCTCCACCCAGGAGATCAGTCGGAGATCGAGAAGAAGATTATCCAAGCGCGGGACTCCGGGTCCGTGAAATGGTCGCAGCAATATACCGCGAAGGTTTCGATTGTGGTGATGAGTTATTTTAAATGGCTTTCCGCAGAGAATCTTATCCCTTATAACCCATACATCGTAAACCGTTTTAAACGACCCCGGCCAAAGGAACCGGATTATCTCACGCAGCAGGAATTTGATTTTATAATCAGTAACCCAATGCTGACGCATCAGGACCAGACGCTTCTTAGGCTGGCATGGGACACCGGGGCCAGGAGGTCAGAGATGTTATCTCTGGATCAGAAGGACATAGACCTTGCAGAAAACGTAATAAACATCCGTCATTCAAAAGGCGGGTATGGAAACCGGGTTGTTCCGTTCACAAAATTGACCGGAGAATATTTATCAAAGCAGATCGAGTGTATGAAATCGTACAAGATCATGTACGTTTTCGTTGACCACGACTGGAACCGATTAGACGTTTCCGCGTGTGATAAGCGAATCAGAGAGATTGGAAATATTCGTGTTCCGGGCCACGAGCCGATTCGTTTACATTTACACGCGCTCCGTCATTCTTTAGCCATGAGACTTTTAAATCGCGGAGCAAATGAAAGTTACGTCGCAAGAATTTTAGGTCATTCCAACCTCAACATGACACAACATTACATTCACTACTCGAAAGGCAGAAGCCGGGAGATCTACGATGCCTTAGTCGGATGATCTTCATTATATATGCCCCCTAAAGGTTTTTTGACGCATGCCGTTAACGTAACATGGAAAAAAACATTAATTTGACATATGTTAACGGTTCATGGTATACTTCAAACATGGAAAAGGTAAACGTGGTCGCGAAATGTGAAGTGTGCGGAAAACCGATTGAATTAAAGGTTTTCTGGAAAAAGTATTGTGGCAAAAAGTGTCGCATGAACGGATGGATTTTAAAGAAAGCAAAACTGTTGCAAGAAAAAAACGAAGGAGTATAATCTGGTCATGGAGGATGTAATGCAAACTGCGACGAAAAATAAAATGAGCGATAAAAAAAATCTTTCCCCGGTGTCGAACCCTCCAGAGTTTAAATGCTCACGGGTGTCGCAGCCCGGCGTTGCGTCCGCACCGGGGTCTTTTGCTTCTAAAACAGCAGGTCGTCGGTTCAACGCCGACGAACGCTCTACACAAAAAACTGACTCTCAGCTAGAATTAGATTTACAAGCTGGCTTAGCTCAGTCGGTAGAGCAGCTGTTTCGTAAACAGCAGGTCGAGCGTTCGAATCGCTCAGCCAGCTTACCTCTCTCCAATGGAAGCGTTACATACGTTGACGCTTCTGATTATTCTGTTGTCTCCCAATTAGGATTTTTTAAAAATGAGAATGATGCGGCATTAGCCTATAACACAAAAGCAAAAGAATTGTTTGGCTCCTTCGCTCTGTTGAACGAGGTGCCAAATGTTTAATGGACTCTTATCGTACCCGCTAGGCCGTTCTGCCGAAGCGGGTTTTTTATTTTCAAACAGAGTCGAAGGAAGTGATCCATGCGTACCGTATCAAAGCGTGGACGAATCGAGTTTAAACTCATGGCGGTTCAGGACCGCCTTGCGAAAGTTCTCGTTCTGGAATCAAAAGGATGCCACGACGAGGCTCTCAAGATCGGGACAAAAGATTTCCCTTTATGGGATTATCTTGAGTCTCTTTCTGACGACGAGCGGGACCGCTATCTGTTCAACAACGACAGAGCCTACGGCGGTCAAATGGAGCTTCAACTCAGATAACTGCATCAAAGCCCTCGTTGGTGAAGTTGAGGGCGAATCCTTCCAGTGCAAACTTGCTACCGCCGAAGCCCTGCGTAATAGGGGGTCACTAAAGGGCGTTTACGGTATCAACTCCAAACGGATCTCTCTCGCATCCCGGCGTGTGTGGGCTGACTGCACAAGGGCATGGCTCAGCGTCACTCAGTCTGACACGAATTACGTCCGGGGTGCGACCGTTTGGGGAAATGCGAAGGACGTTGAACAGTTCAAGAAAACAAAATGGTTCAAGAGTTACGAAATGACCGCGCAGGTTGGCGGTCATTATTTTTTTAAGGAGAAAAAAGGAGAGAAAAAATGAGCATGAACGGAAATGAAAAACACAAATGTTGTTCGTGTGGGATTGAGGATTTAGAGACAGAAATGACTGAAGTGGATGAAGATGGGCTGAGTGAGTGGTTCTGCAAGGAGTGCGTTCCGGAAGCAAGGCCGCTGGATAAGGACGAACAGAAACTTGAGGAGATCACGGCGGCGTTCACGAAGGCGATCATCCTGAACCGGTTCGATGATCTCAACCGGTACAAGGAGCTTTCAAAAAGACTCGCTGAACTGATCTCGGCGGCGGTGAAGTTTGAAAATGATCAGGCGTTGAAGCGGGTGCAGATGGGCGTTTCCAACAGCTTCGCGCAAACCAACTGAAAGGAGAAAAAATGAAAGAGGTCTACGGGATCAAAAAGGTAACAAGGAACGGAGAAGAAAAATCCTTCTGGACGAGGATCGGGATCGCACACGAGTGCAAGGACGGGTCGCTCAACTGCTTTCTTGATTACGTCCCGGCAGGGGAGAACATCACGCTGAACATCAGGGAACCAAAACAAAAGGAAAATAAAGGAGAAAAAAATCATGACGAACCACTTGAGTTCTAACGAATTGCAGAAGGTTGACAACTCCCCGGCAGATCTGATCCGGGTAGCCGTTGATAAGGGGGCTGACCTTGAAAAGCTGACCAAGCTTCTTGATATTCAGGAGCGGTGGGAAGCGATCCAGGCGAAGAAAGCGTTCCAGCAGGCCATGGCTGATTTCAAGGCCAACCCTCCGAACATCGGGAAGGATAAGAAAGTTTCTTTCGGGAACACGAAGTACAGTCACGCTTCGCTTTACAACGTGGTTGAGAAGATCACGAAAGAGCTTTCCAAGTACGGGCTTTCCGCGTCTTGGGTGACTCACCAGAACGGGATGATCGGTGTGACTTGCAGGATTACCCACGTTTTGGGTCACTCTCAGGAAACCACGCTCCAAGCGCCGGCAGATACGTCCGGCTCCAAGAACGCTATCCAAGCTATCGGAAGCACGATCTCGTACCTTCAGCGGTATTCCCTGCTGTCGGTGCTTGGTCTTGCCGCTCACGACATGGACGATGATGGCGTGACCGCTGTTGCTGATACTCCGATCACAGACGAGCAGATCGCCACGATCAAGGAGTACATCACAGCCTACAACGTGAACGAGGAAAAGTTCCTCACCTACCTCAAGGTTGAATCCCTCGACAAGATCATGGCAAGTCAGTTCAACAAAGCCCTCGCGGCTCTCAAGGCGAAAGGCGCGAAGGTGAAAAAATGATTATCGTCGATCTTCAGCAAGGATCCCCGGAGTGGGAAAAGGAGAAGCTTGGGAAACCGTCTGCTTCCAACTGCTCCAAGATCATCACGAATGACGGGAAACCATCCAAACAGCGGGAAGGATATCTCTACGACCTCGCCGGTGAAATTCTTACCGGGCAGAAAGCGAACGGATACAAGAACGCCGCGATGGAAGAGGGAAATAACCGGGAGCAGGAGGCCCGTGACTTCTTTTGCATGATGAAGAACGTCGAGATACAGCAGACCGGGGTGATCTACAAGGACGAGCAGAAGCGGTTCCTATGCTCACCGGACGGTCTTATCGGCGGGAAGGAAGGGTTTGAGTGCAAGAACCCTCTCGCGAAAACTCAGGTGAAGTACCTACTGGACGGAGATATCCCTTCTGAATATTTCGGTCAGGTACAGTTCAGCCTATATGTGACCGGGTTCAAGAAGTGGCATTTCTTCAGCTATGTCCCGTGCATGAAACCGATCCATATCGAGGTTAAGCGTGATGAGAAGTTCATCGCGGTACTTGACGTTGAGCTTGCGAAATTCTGCGACGAGCTGGCTGACATTGTGAAAAGGATCAAGTAATGCCAAAGGTAAAGTGCCGGGTACTTGCTCAGAAGTTTGTGGATGGGAAGCTTCTCGCCAAAGTGCAGTTCGATCAGAAATGCCCTAAAGACGGCGAGCTTTTTACCGCGAAGTGGGGAAGTACCCGGACTTTATCACAAAATAGTCTCTACTGGCTTTTTCTGAACTGGCTTATTGAGTTCGGTGGTCTTAAGGACATGGGTCATTTCAGCGCGGACGCTCTGCATCTTGATTTAAAAGCCCATTTCCTTGCGCAAAAAACCCTCTCCCGGGCTGAATTTAAGGCAATCGAGGAGTCAACCACCACCGACCTCACCAAAGTTGAATTTGGCGAGTACATGGACAAGGTTGATGAGTTTGTGAAGGACTTCTTTGAGATCGATACATCCGGGTTCTGGGAAGAATACAGGAAAAATTTTTCGGTGAACTGAATGATTACACGGCCCACTTATTTTACAACCGGAATAAAACAAGTGAGCAAATAAGTGCAAAATTTTTTTTCCATTCAACGTAAGGGTTTCTCTCTTAATTGAGTAAGGGATTGTAGCTATGGCAAAGCGTTTTGTTGACACGACGATCTGGGGGGATAAGTGGTTCCGCAAGCTTCCTGTCAAATATAAATGCCTCTGGAAGTACCTGTGCGACAACTGCGACAACGCCGGTGTTTGGAAAGTTGACCTTGACCTAGCGGTGTTCCAGATCGGTGAGGCTTTTGACTCCGAAGAAGCCCTAAGATTTTTGAATGATTCAAAAGAAAGGGTTGCTGTTTTAAATCATGGAACCTATTGGCAGGTAAAGGATTTCGTTCAATTTCAGTTTGGTACTTTAACCCCTAATAGCAGGGTTCATGAATCGGTTTTGAACTTGATTGAGGGACATAGGGTATCCAAAGGGTATGCATACCCTATCGATAGGGTTAAGAACAAGAACAAGGATAAGGATAAAGAAAGGGGGTGTGGGGGAAAACAAGATATCCCACCGTCTTTGCAGGATGCAAAAGCTTACTTTTTAGAACAAAGCCATCCGAACGATGCAGATAAATTCTTTGATCATTTTACCTCAAATGGTTGGCGCGTATCCGGGAAAGCACCAATGAAAGACTGGAAGGCCGCCGCTAGAAACTGGATACGAAATAAACCAAACTTTCAAACAAAGACTCATGAACGATCTGGGTCAATAGCTTTTAACACCTCAAGACCTAGAACACCTTCCAAAACCTGTACCGCGTGCAATTCGACCGGGAAACTTCCGGACGGGAAGAAGTGTTGGTGTTTCCAATGATCCAAGACACCTCCCGGATAAGCTATCACGAAGAAAAGGTGAAGGGCTTGTCCGAAAGGCAGATGAAAGTTTTTGACGTGATCGCAAGGCAGGGGCCGGTAACGGATCAGGAGATCGCGGCGGCGCTGTATGCCACAGATCCTAATTTTGTCAGACCTCGCAGGTTTGAACTGGTGAGAGAAGGTGTTGTTGAACCGGACCTGAAACGTAAATGCAAGGTCACTGGAAAAACATCGATCACTTGGAGACTCGCGCGAAGGGACAGAGCGCAGAAGGAGTTTTTATTATGAGAAAACTCAAAGCGAAACTGAAGATTGTTTTTAATAAATACATTCGCCTTCGTGACAGAACAAAAGGATGTATCTCTTGTGGAGGTCCTGTCCAGCAGGCCGGGCATTATTATTCAACTTCTCAATGTCCTCAACCCGCAATGGTTTTTAACGAGCAAAACGTCCATGGACAATGTATCCGGTGCAATATATTCCAAGAAGGGAATAGACATGGATACATAAAAGGTCTTCATAGGAGATATGGTCCTGATTATGTTATGAACTTAGAAGTTAGAAGAACGATAAAACAAGACCCTTGGCAGCGGTGGCAATACGAAGTCTTGATAAAGCATTACACGAAGCTTGTGAAGGAGCATTCAAGATGAATAAAAAAATTTTTGACGGTGATGAGGTTTTTGCAATTTTAGCATCCATGAAAGACGTTAAAGATGGGCGTGAGTGGTTTGGAGAGAACCATGAACCATTACAGGCGGCGCGGATGAGTTGTAAAGCCGGAACAGGGTTCCGCGTTCATCGGCACATCTTAAACCCGAGGACGATTAAGTATACCCAGGAAGCGTTTATCGTGGTTAAAGGAAAAATCGCCGTGGATATTTATGACAAGTTTGGAAACTTATTAGGGAGTCTTCAAGCGCAGGACGGTGAAGCTGTTTTTGTATACCGAGGATGTCATGGTGTCCGTGTGTTGGATGATGCGGTTTTTTATGAGCTTAAAGCCGGGCAGTACACCGTGGTGTCTGAGGACAAGGAATTTATCAAGGAGCAAGTGCCTCCTTACGAACAGATGAGGTAATTATGTACGAGAGAAATAACGTCATTCGTGAATTTGAGAAAACGATAGCGAAGCACTGTGGTGCGAAATATGGGATCGCAGTTGAAAGTTGCACCGCGGCATTATTCTTGAGTTGTTTGTATCTGAAAGTGAAAGAGGTGACGCTTCCGAAGAAAACATACTTTAGCGTTCCGATGAGCGTGATCCATGCCGGCGGGACCGTGAAATACAAGAGCAAGAAGTGGAGGGGGGCTTATTACCTAGAGCCGTATCCAATCGTCGATAGTGCGATGAGGTTCAAAAAAGATATGTACGTTCCCGGAACTTTCCACTGCCTCTCTTTCCATTACGCGAAACATATTCCGATTGGCCGCGGCGGGATGATTCTGACTAACAACAAGGACGCCGTTGAATGGTTCCAGGTGATGAGGAATGACGGGCGCCGGGAGATCCCGAAGGAGTTAGACCATGTGAAACTGATGGGATGGAACTTTTACATGACTCCGGCTGATGCGGCGCAGGGGTTGTCCTTGTACTACTGGCGAATATTCGGGAGGAAAGATCCGGAAGATCTTGAAATGACACATGGGGATATCAGCTATGTTCGCGGATAAATACGCTCAATATTACGATCTCATGAACAGGGATAAGTCGTACGAGAAGGAAATAAAATTCGTGTACCGCTGGGCGAAACACCCAAAAAGTATTCTCGATATCGGATGCGGAACCGCCGATTACTGGAGGTATTACCCGAGGAAAGTAACGCTCGCCGGCATCGAGAGATCTTATCATATGGTCCAGCGGAGCATTTTTAGGGACAAAATCCAACAAGCCGACATCAGGAACTCAATCCTTCCGAAACATCCATACGACTGCGTGACCGCTCTTTTTGACGTGATGAATTACATCCCCGAACATTCCTGGTGGGGGAACTTACCGATCAAGAAAGGCGGGTATTTTATCTTCGATATTTGGGATAAAGAGAAGGTTGACCGTGACGGATTCAGCTCAAGGATTCGGAACGTAGGAGAGATCGAGCGCTATGTTTGGCCGAGGAGCTACAACGGGAAAGTTGCTTCTATGAAGATTTTTCTTACTGGTTATGAAAATCTAAACGAATTTCAAGTTTCGGAGACACATCTGCTTTACATCTGGAGAGAAAAAGACATTCGTAGGTTCGCTAGAGAATGCTTTGATGTTGTCGAGATTAAAAAAACAAGGACGTGGCAGTGTTGGTACAAGCTCAGAAGAAAATAGCGATCCTTCACAGGTTTCCAAAGGATCAAATCAAGGAAACGAACGCGGCATTCCCTTACTTCGGGGAAGCGGACGTTCTGACATTTAAGAAATTTGAGAGGTTACACAATGCTTATAAAATTGCGAAAAGTATTGCTTGGATCTTCTTTGCTCCGTTTCTTGTATTGGGTCGTGGGTATAGTGTCATTTATTGCGATGATTCGTTCCCTTTTTACCCTGCCTTTGTGAAGCTCGCCTCCCCCAAATCAAAGGTCATTAAGCGGATGGGGGATTTTCACCTGATGTATTACGTCACCGGCTTTTGGTATCACCTGATTCACTGGTTTGAGGTTTTGGAATGGAAGTTGGTTGATGGAATAATTTCGATCTCAAAACCGATGGCCGAGCATATCGAAAAAGAGTCAGGGAAGAAATGTTATGTCGCGCTTGACCCTGTTGACCCGAATGATTTTCCCATTGAGAGAAAAGACGATCATAAGACTGTGATGTTCCACGGCTTACTCACAAAAAACAAGAACGCGGACGTGCTTCTTGAAGCCGCGAGGAAGCTTCCTCATATCCTTTTCGTGATCGTCGGGGATGGCCCGGACCGGGAGCGTCTTGAAAAGATCGCACCCCACAATGTGAGGTTTACCGGATGGGTTCCGTTCAAGCGGATCGTGCATATTCTAAACACCTGTTCTGTCGGGGTGGCTTTAAGAAGCGATAATCCGGGAAACGATTACGTCGTAACCTCGCCGTTCCTCCAGTATTCGATCCTCGCAAAACCATGTTTGGTTACAAAGCGTCAGGTCTACGGAGATTATCCTTGGCAGTTTACTACGGCTGACGATCTGGTCCACGGGATCAATGAACTTATGGCAAGATCGGAAGAGGGGAAGAAAATGCGGGAGTACGTTTTAGAACACCACAGCGCTCAACTTATCGGTGACCAAATATGGACCCTGTTGTCACGGTTTGCATCCTGAGTCTGAAGAAAGCTATTAAGGTCGAAAAAGACCTGAAGGCACAGACGTATAAGAACTTTGAGATCATTTATGCGAATAAAAAAGGCATCGTTTCTGCGATGAACGACGCTTTGAACCGCGCACAGGGTAAATATTTTGTAAGGATCGATGACGATGTTGAGATCCCTCCGAACTGGCTGAAGGAATTGATCAGACCGTTTCACTTTGATTCATTCGTGGCTGGGGTAACGGGTCCGACGTTCGTTCCGATGAATCTAAGGAAAAACAGGGATAGTCTTAGGTGGGCAGAGAAACCGAACTGGTTTTTGAAATGGCTCTTTGATAACGATCCATATGCTCCCGCGAAGATTTATAAATGCGGGTCTGTTTCCTATGGATCAAATTTCATGGAACACATGAAGCATTTCAACTTCTTCGATATCGATCACTTGGAGGCGACGAATTGGGCGATGCGAACCGATCTGATCCGCAAGGTCGGTGGGTTTGACGAGTCTTTTGATGGGGTATGCGAGTGGTACGACGACGATGTTGTTTTTAAAGTTAAGAAACTTGGATACAAGCTTGTGTACCGGAGGAAAGCGCACCTCTGGCATTTGGTCGAGAAGGGAAGTCACTTCAATGAGCGATTTGAAATTAAAAGCCGCTTGAAAAACTGGCTTCGGTTTCATAAGAGACATTCAAAGTTTCATTACAAGATGTTCGTGTATTTTTCACTCATGGGGGGATATTTATTGTGGCGACGATTACTGCAGTTATTCCGACGATAAAAGGCCGTGAGGAACTTCTCCAGAAGCTTCTCGACTCGCTTCCTAAGTCGATGGAAAAGCTCATCATCCGTGATGAGGATCTACCTCTGGCGGCAAAAAGAAACAAGGGAGCGTTGCAAGCGAAAGGAAAATACATCCTTTTCATCGATGACGATAACTACCTGAAACCGGGAGCGGTCGAAGCTATCCTGAAGCATTTCGACATCTCGATCGGGGTGATGGGTCTTGTCGCGTGTTACGACTCAAACCCGGAGGTTGTCGCGGACGGTGGGTCGGTAAGGAACTACGCGACAGGGTTCATGGAAGGAAAATTCACGAACGCGAAGGTTAAGCGCCTTCCGCAACTCCCCTATGAGGTGAACGAAGTGGCGAACGCTTTCGTGATGCGAAGGCAACTCCACCGATGGATTGGCGGGTTTGACGAGGTTAATTTTCCGATTGATCTTGACGAGGCAGATATCTGCCGGCGCGTAAAGGATATGGGATTTAAGATCGTGATGAATCCACAGGCCCAGTGTTGTCACAAGTCTCAGACGTACTCGTGGCTCCCAGATTTCAGGCGTCCGAAGAACGCATATTTTATGGGGCGCAATAAAATTCTGTATGCGAAGAAACACCGGGACTATCTCGCGCTTTTCTCAAGTCCGGCGATGGTTTTCGCATACTGCGCCGCGCTAGTGTACCGCAAGAAATTCTCACTGATCCCGCACTTTTTGAAGGGGGTGTTCGATGGACTATCAGGTCGTACCAAAAATCAATATCAATAGGCTCGGGATTGGGAAGAAGTACGGGCAGTACGTTTACTTCGAGGATCAGGACGCTCTTTATTTTGAAGCACCGTATCCGTTCCCGGTGCAGATCTTGATCTCGAACGGGCTTTCCAAGTGCCAAGTGACGCCGATGTTCCTGAAACTTCCGTTCATTTTGAAGGGTTGGATCAATCTCGACATCCTGCTCCGAGAAATTGACGTGATGAAGATGGCTTTGGTGGGACAGTTGTTCCTTCATGCGTCATGCGTAGACGATACCTTGATCGTCGGATTTCCAAACTCCGGGAAGACTTACCAGACCTACAAAATGCTCACGGAGGGAGGAAAACTGATCTCTGAGGAATACACGTTAATCTATGACGGATGGGCGAAACCGTACAAGAAGATCACTAGAAGTTGTTTTAGCAACAGGACGGTAAAAGACTGCGGCATTCAACTTTCGTTCGTGGAAAAGGTTGAGTTGGCCCTGAATACTCTCCGGGCGAAGCTGATGCCGTTCATGTTCGAGGACGTGATCTGGAAAGAGCTGCCGGCCTCTGGGGACACCGTGAGGGTCCGAAAGATCGTGTATGGATCCACCGGACGGGTGATCGATAACTGGGTGGACCTTGCGATTCTGACCGAGAATGAGTTTCCGTTCACCGGGAATGATTTTCTTCAAGCTTACGCCTTAGCATCGGGATTGAATCTTATTGAGATCCAGAACAAGCAAAGACAACTGATCAAGGGGTTCTGTGAAACTGTCTATCCTTCTGCCGTCGCATAATGACAGGAACATCAACTCGTTCATCGAGCAACTTGAGAAGCTTTACATTCCATACGAGATCGTCATTTGCAACGACAGGGACATGAGGGGGAAGGGATGGGCAATAAGACAGGCGCTTCTACAGGCGAAAGGGGACGTGGTCGCGTTCATCGATGGAGATGGGGATATCCCGGCGAGAATGCTTTCACGGATGTTGCCGTTCCTCGAAGATTTCGACATCGTAGTTGGATCGAAAAGGATATGGAAAGCTCCGCTGTTGAGGAAAATGATCACGCATCTATCGAGGATGTTTATTCGATTTCTGTTCGGGCTTAATGTGGACACGCAGACCGGGATTAAACTGTTCAAAAGGAGTGCGATCTGCTGTTGGAGGATGAACGGTTTCATTTTTGATGTTGAGATCTTAGCACGAGCGAAGCGCCGCGGAGTTAGGATGATCGAGGTTCCAATCGAAGCGGAGATAACGAAACAAATGTCTTGGGGAGCGTTATGGAGAACATTCACGGAAAGTCTGATCCTCTGGTTAGCATTATCATCCCGTGCCGAAAGCTCGATGATGACGTTGCAAGATGTGTCGGATACTGCGAAACTCTTTTAGAGAACAAAGAGATCATTGTCGTCCCGGATAACATCTGCCCGGGGTATCCGTCTGCAAAACGGAACTGGGCGATGAAGCACGCGCATGGGGATGTCTTTGCGTTCATCGACTCGGATGCTTATCCATCCTTCCACTGGCTGAAAGAGGCGTTAAAGTACTTACGGATTTCAGATGCCGTTTGTGGCCCAGGCGTCCTGCCGGCTGATGCTCCTACGCATGAGATCATAGCGGATGCCGTTTTTAATTTCCTTCCCTACTCGTACCGGGTCACTCCGAAAGCTCCGAGGGTGGTCGCAGAATATCCTACGTTTAATCTGATCGTCAAAAAGGATGTTGCCACAGACTTTGAAAATTATCTCACTGGAGAAGACAGTCTTTTCTGCCGGAAGATCAAAGGCGGGATTTTTTATCATCCGTCCATTCTTGTGTATCACAACCGAAGGGGAGCTTTTAAGCCTCTCTGGAAGCAGGTGGCGACGTACGGCAAGCACCGTGGAAACTTCATCAAGCTCGCGGTGCTGGCATGGGTCACGTCCGTGTTCACTTACATTATCAACTTTTTTAAGGGACTTTTCATAAGGAGGCCATCGTGAAGGTATTAGTCACAGGATCATTAGGGCTTGTCGGAGCGGAAGCTTGTCGGTTTTATCTCGATCGTGGGCATAAGGTGATCGGGATCGATAACGATATGCGGGCGAAGTTCTTTGGTCCTGAAGGCTCGGTGAAGAAGAACAGGATTGAACACGAGAATTACATCCATCACGACCTAGACATCGCAGAAGCACACAAAATCCTGTCCCCAAGCTTTGATTTAATCATCCACTGCGCGGCACAACCAAGTCATGATTGGTCAGCAAAGAACCCACTTCTTGATTTTGGAGTGAACGCGGTCGGGACCTTACTGCTCTTGGAAGGAGTAAGGCAACAATGCCCCCATGCGGTATTTATCTTTGCATCCACGAATAAGGTGTACGGTGACAACCCGAACAAGCTCACGCTCCACGAAGGAAAAAATCGATATCACGCAGATATCGCTGGGATTGACGAATCGATGTCGCTTGACCACTGCGTTCATTCTGTGTTTGGCGTGTCGAAGACCGCCGCTGATTTGATGTGCCAGGAGTATGGGAAGAACTTTGGCTTGAAAACCGGGATCTTCCGGTGCGGGTGCATTACTGGAGGCCGGCACGCCGGTGTGGAGCTTCATGGGTTTCTGTCGTACGTCGTGAAGTGCAAGAAAGCCGGGAAGGTTTACAAGATCTACGGGTACAAGGGGAAGCAGGTGAGGGATAACATTCACGCCCGCGATCTCGTCAATGCCTTTGATCATTTCTTCCAAAATCCAAGGCCCGGAGAAGCTTATAACATGGGTGGTGGAGAAAACTGCAACTTATCAGTCTTAGAAGCGCTGAAGATTTTTAATGTTCCATACGACTACATCGACGAAGCAAGAGTCGGGGATCACATCTGGTATATCTCTGACGTGAGCAAGTTTCAGAATCATTATCCAGGATGGAGATACGAAATGAAACAGGACGACATCCTTGAAGATCTTATACAGGCCTGATCAATACGCCCAGCAAAGACAGCGCGAGAAAAAGCGATGGATCTATCCTGTGCTTCTCGCGATGCAGGCCCAGCATTACCGGAACCTGGGGCATACGGTCTATTGGGATCAAGTTCCTCTTGATGCCGTTGACAAGGTTATTATAAGACCGGAGAACATCAACTTTGTGAACCTTCCGGCCCCGGACAGGATTTGGACAAGAGCGTTTGACAGGAAATATCAGAATAACGGCAATTTTAAATATAAGCCCGCGACTTACATTCAGGTCGCGAACGGCTGCTGGTGGGGAAAATGCTCGTTCTGTGTTGAAAAAAATAACAACTGGCAGGTACGTCCGGTATGGGATGTGATGCGGGAGTTAAAAGAGATAGATCGTCTTGGCTTTAAAGAGGTATTCGATGACTCCGGGACATTCCCGGTGGATGAATGGCTCGATGAATTTATATTTGCAATGAACGGCAATAGTTTTAGGTTTCGTCTCGGATGCAATATGCGAATGGTAGACGCTCCTTACCGGGCGATGCGGGACATTGGTTTTAGGATGATCTTATTTGGGATCGAATCTGCGAACCAAAAAACTTTAGACAAAATAAACAAGGGGGTGAAGGTTGAAGATATTCGATGGGTCGAACGGGCGGCACAAGCTGGGCTGGATTGTCACGGGGCGTTCATGTTCGGATACCCATGGGAAACGGAAGAAGATGCGCAGAGAACTCTTAGGAGCGTTCATGATCTTCTCAAACTTGGCATCCTCAAAACAGCGCAAGCATCTTTTTACACGGATAGCGACCGAACTGGAAACGAAGATCATCGCAAGTATGTTGGACGAATCTATCAAGCGGCCATCTCGCCCCGGTTCTGGATTAACAAAATCGCAAATATTAAAAGCAAAGAAGATCTTGGATATTTCTTCAGACAAATAAAAGCGGGGTTATTTAATGGATAAAATCTGCTGGATCATCATCGTCAATTTTCTTCTCTACTTCAAAACACTCCGGTTTAAGTTTGTCTCTGACGACTACGCGGTGTTCATGAACCCGCCGGCATTTAAGAACCGCTGGCACAAGTACTGGCTCCGGTTCACAGGACAGATCAAGCTGAAGAATAATTCGTATGTGATCCGTCGTGGGAAGATTCATAAGGCGCCTACTGAAGAAGTGGAGCATTTGATCGCGCTCCTAATCCACACGGCGATCTGTGTGATGATTTACCTCGCCCTCGGGTCTGGCTCCGTATCGTTTGTCGCGGCACTCCTGTACGCGGTAAACCCTGTGAATAATCAGGGAACGATATGGCCCGGGGGTAGAGGTTACGCTCTCCCGATCTTGGGGATCCTGACGGCGATCTACAGCGTTTGGCTCGCCCCGGTCGCATTATTCTTTGCGAGCTGGTTCACGGTAGGGTTTCTTGCGCCGCTTTGCCTCATCGGTTCAACGAAGTGGTGGCTCTTAGGGGTGATGGTCGTTATTTGGGCGATACACGCTCATAAGTTCATTACGGCGGTTAAGAATAAAGCCGGGTCTGAGAGTTTCACGGAAGATAAGCTATCGTTTCATCCGAAGAAATTCGTGCTGGCGATCAAAACCTTCGGGTTTTATACGACGCTCTGTCTGATCCCGTTCCGTATTACTTTTTATCATAATTTTTTGCAAAGTTGTTCCGGGTCCATGAAGCACAAGGCATATTCTCTCTGTCGGTACTTCTGGATCGGTGTTATGGCGCTCGCGGGAATGACCCTCTGCTGGATCTATGTTCCGTGGAACACTCTGTCTTGGGCGCTCCTCGCGTGGTGCATCACGATTGCGCCATTCTGCAATTTTAAGAGAGCAAATCAGGAGATCGCGGAACGATTCGCGGCGCTCCCGAATGTGTTCCTGATGTTCGCGCTCGCGCATTTGATCGCTCCATTCCCGATGATCGTAGCTATATTCCTGACGTTCTACGCGACAAGGACGTATTACACGATCAATCTTTACAAGGACGAGTATTTCATAACTGAAATGGCAGTCATGGAAGATCCCCACGCATGGTGGGCATGGCACTGCCGGGCGATGAAGCGGTGGGACACCGAAAGCTACAAGGAAGCGCTAATCCTCTGGGTGATGGCGAAGATGATTTCTCCGAAGGAATTTAAGATTTTGATGAATATCGCAACGTGCCTCAGGCTTTTGAAGAACAATCAAGAAGCAGATCAGTTTCTAAAGCTTGCCGAAGAAAACATCGTCCCTGGCCAAGAGAAGGAAGCTAAAGAGTTTATCAAGCAACACAAGGCCGGGAAGCTTCCGATCCTGCTTTAATCTTAGGAGTTCGTTATGAGAGTGTTGTCGTTGTTTTCTGGGGGGGGGCTTGGAGATTACGGTCTTACTCTTGCGGGAATGGAAATTGTCGGACAAGTCGAGATTGATGATTACTGTCAAAAAATATTAAAACTGAGGTGGCCCGATGTCCCGAAATGGAAAGATATCAGAGAAGTCAACACAGACGAGTTGCCAAGAGCTGATGTTATTTCCGGTGGATTCCCTTGCACAGACATATCAATCGCCAACAACGATCCAGAAGGAATTGCAGGGGCGAGGTCGGGATTATGGGGAGACCAGTTCAGAATCATACGCTCATTACGACCACGCTACGCAATCGTGGAGAACGTATCAGCACTTCTTGGGCGAGGGCTTGGAAAAGTTATCGGAGACTTGGCATCCATCGGGTTTGATGCGGAATGGCAAGTTATTCCGGCTTCATGGTTCGGAGCCTTCCATCGCCGTGAGAGAGTCTGGATATTGGCCTACCCCAAGAGCGAGCGACGGGAAGCGGTTGCGTTTCACGGTAAAGTCTTTGAGGAAAGTCGTATCCCGAAACCAAAACTCTGGAAACAATTTCAGTCTATCCCTGCCGGAGCTTATCAAATTAATGAGCGATGGAAAGAGTATCAAGATATCGTTTGTGGAGATGATGATGGGGATGCCTACGCATTGGACAGATTGCAGATCCTCGGTAACGGCCAAATACCGCAAACACTATTTTGGATCGGAAAAAGAATAATGGAATACGAGGGGTTATGAGAGTGTGTTGGGCGGTGTCCGAGACAACTATCGGTGGCAAGTACGGTGAGATAAAACCGAGCCGTCCAACTTTTTAGTGTCCGTAATTTCATTGGTGGTGTCCCTGCGCTTGGTGCGAATGGCATCGGGAAAACTATGGGGTGAGGGGAATGAAGTTCCATAAAGTGTTTGTTTGTTCGGGAGATATGTTCCAAGCCACAGTCCTTGCCTTATGTGCTTTCGGGAAACTCGAATGGCATTGGTTCTGGATTGTTATGGTTCTTGAAATGTTTAGCTCTATTGGTTTTGAAATGCGTGCAGACCAGAAAGAAAAGGAGCGTGTTGACCATGAAAAAAAATATGGAGCATGAACTCATGGGGCAAATCGCTGTGATAGATGCTGTTGTTGATGGATGCCCGTTTTATATCCTGAACGGAAATCTTTCCTGTTCCTGCTGGACGGAGCAAGCGGAGAAGGTCAAAAAACTTTGGATAAGCAAGCACCGAATCAGGTATGCGATTATGTGGATTCTCAATGCTTTAGGTGGTGGTATTTTGTAAAGAAAACTAACCCCCAACCCCTCTTAGGAGGAAGGAGAGTGTGATGAATAAGCAAGGCTCCCGCAAAATCGAATGGACGGATTACACCTGGAATCCTATCACAGGATGCCTTCAAGGGTGCGCTTATTGTTACGCCAGAAAGGTTTATGAGAGGTTCAAGAAATCCTTTAAACCATCTTTTCATCCAGAGCGTCTTTACCAGCCGACAAGCGTCAAAGGAAAGAGGATTTTCGTTTGCTCAACCTCTGATTTTTTTGGTAAAGGAATAGCTCAAGCGTGGAGGATGCAGGTTTATCAGATTATAAATAAATGTCCGAGCAACATATTTCAAATTTTAACAAAACGGCCTGAGAACATTCCTGATTGCGAAATTGAACATATCCCATGTGACAATGTAATTCTTGGCGTGACGATCACAAGCGAAAAAGATCAATGGCGCATGAGTGCGTTAGAGGAAAAGTTTACATCAAGACCTCGGAGGTGGTTTGTTTCTTATGAGCCGATGCTTGGGCCCCTAAAAGTTAATTACGAAAATGAGGCGTGTCCTTCTTGGATTATTTTAGGAGCAATGACAGGGGCAAAGAAAGCACCTATTAAATATCAATGGATAACGGATGTTCAGGATTGGGCCAGCGTAATTGGTTGCCCTATTTTCATGAAACAAAGTTTAAGAAATTATGTAAAAGACTTCGTTCAAGAATTTCCAAAGGAGCCATCCCATGAAAACTAAATCGGGGAAGAAAAGGAAGGTTTGGAATGGTTGGGGAATGTTTGACGAAGATGGAAACCTATGCACCCTCAACGACCAATTCTGGAGCGTTCACAAAATGCCATATAAACCAGAAGCATTTATTCCCAGATGGAGCGTCAGAAAAGTGGAGGTTCGTGAACTATGACCAACAAACTGCGGGATGAGGTCGAGGCTGAAGAATTAACGCAAGGAATCATCAAGAAGTTCCTGCCTGTGTTCATGTCAGTCGATGGATTCAAGGAGCTTCACAAGGACATTAAGACCGCCCTTCTAGCTTTCAAGGGGGAGGATGAGAGTGAGGTTCTAAAGAATTATCAGATATGGCATAGCGACAACCTCAAGAGGATTTCCGAGCTTGAGGAGGCAATTCAAGCATCATTGAATGAGCTTGGCGTTCCTACTCCAGACTATCCAGCTCCAATTCATAACGCAGTAACATTCTTGAGCCAAGCACTCTCTAAGTCCCGACAGGGGGAGAAATAAGCATGAATTTTTAAAATGTGCTATGGTTTTATTATGAGCGAAGTCAGTCATGTAAAGTCAGTTCTTGGAGTCAGGGAGATCGTCATTGAGAAATGCTGGAGTTATCTCAATGATAATTTTCATAAACTCACTGAAGCAAACAAGATAAAAGTTGCCATCGCAATTTCTACTAAGAACATCCCGCAGAAGGTTGAAGGTATGGATCAGAAGCAAATTGTTATCATGGGTGAGATTAAGCGGGAAGATGGCGCGCCGAAAAGGTATAACATTGGAAGCGATTTATCTCCCGAAAATCTTACAGCTCCCCCCGAAACTGTATCCGATAATTGACCGGCTCGACGATTATCGGTACTTCCTCATCGAGGGAGGCCGTGGCGGCGGGAAAAGTCAATCGATCGGGCGGTTCATTCTCTATCTTTGCGAGAAGTATAAGATTCGCGTTGCTTGTGGCCGCGAAGTTCAGGTTTCAATCAACGAATCAGTCTACTCCCTCCTTTGCGATCTCATTCGTACAAATGATTTGCATATGTTTGAGATCCAGTCTCAGAAGATATCCCACAAGATAACCGGGTCCACTATCAACTTCAGAGGGTTCCGGGAGCAGGGCGCTTTTAACATCCAGGGGATGGAAGGCGTTGATATCGTCTGGATTGACGAAGCTCAGGCGATCACGAAACAAACCCTAGATGTCTTAATTCCTACCATCCGCAAAGACAATGCGAAGATATTTTTCTCCATGAATAGGCACGTCGCAAACGATCCTGCGTATTCCACGTTCGTAAACCGCGAGGACTGCCTCCACATCAAGATCAATTTCGATGAGAATCCGTATTGCACTCTAGCATTGCAGAAAGAGGCGGCTGAGTGCAAGAAGATCTCTGAGAAGGATTATAGTCATATCTGGATGGGGGAGCCTCTGGACATGGCTGAAGACTCAGTTTATTCCCGCGGAGAACTTGAGCGAAGCAAAGCAGATAGTTATGCGCTGAAAGAGGGCTACGGTATTCGCGTCGCGGGTTTTGATATCGCAAGATACGGCGATGACAAATGCGCTGTAGTCGTACTGCAACAGATGGGAGCATTACACTGGGAAACAATCCTTGTCGATGAATGGGATCACAGGGACCTCAACTACACAACGGGCCGAATCCTCCATACCACAAATGAACATAACGTCCTTAGGGCGATCATTGACGAAGATGGATTAGGTGCAGGCCCGTTTGATACGCTGACGAAGGGCCGCGGTCTTGAGATGTTCGTAGGGTTCAGGAATCCGCAAATCGGATACCAGGATAATAAAGAGTTCGCGAACAACAGGACCGTCCATGCCTACAAGCTGAAAGATCTCCTGATGAAAGGACATATCCACATCAAAGAGGATAAACTGATCAATGAGCTGATGACGATCAAATATACGTTCGATCATAATCAGCGAAGGATCCTCGTGTCGAAAGACAAGATGCGGAAGGATGGATTCCCAAGCCCGAACATGGCAGACGCGTTGATCATGGCGTGCAGCTTGATCGGGAATGTGAAACAGGAGCAGGACCAGCAGTACAGACCAAGAACCAACCCGGCGTATGCGAAAGAGGAGTCTCTCTTTGGTATCGCCGGCATAAGATAAGGAGTCAGATCTATGTCATTTATGTTTGGTGGAAACAAATCCCCAGAGGCTCCGAAGCCGCAACCGCTTCCAGAGCCTCCGAAGGTTGAAGAGGCTTCAGATAAGGCGAAGAAGAAGCGGACGACACCAACACAAACGGTTTATTCTTCGCCAATGGGGTTATCGGGACAAGCCCAGGTGATGCAGAAATCGCTACTCGGACAATGAACATTAAGCATTACGATCCTAAATGGCTGAATGATGTCACGGAATTGATCGAGAAGTTTCACGCACAGTTCTTTCAGAAGTACGATCCGGTGCTGGACCCGGCCGAGATCGAGAAAGCGATTGTTGAATATGAAGGTGAGAAATCAAAGAACTCGTTCCTACTCATCGAAGGGGATAAGTGTGTTGGTATTATCTCCGGAATTGAGATCTGGCACCGCGGTAACAATAAACGTGTGTTCAGCGAGAACTTTTTCTTCGTGGATCAGCCGTACGGCCGTTACGCCGTCTGGTTCATACACCAGGTCGAGCGAATGCTTAGAAGTCAGGGATACGATATGTTTGTGATGTCGGTTTTGGAGGGTGAGAAAGCTGGGAAGGTGAAGAGAATGTACGACAACCTCGGATTCAAGTTCATCGAATCGCATTACTTAAAGAACTTAGGGTGAGATATGGATAAACAGCAGGAAGAGATGAAGACCGTCCAGAGGCCAAGGGTCGATGAATTGATCACTAGGTACGAGGAGCTGAAGTCCGGGCGCAAGAACTTCGAGAGCTACTGGCAATCGCTCCATGATTATTTCTATCTTGAATCGACAGATCACAACAAATCTTATGCCATGGGTAATGAGCTTGATTCGTCATACCTTTGGGACGCGACGACATTGGAGTCAGCTGACGTGTTCGCGTCAGGGTTTATGAATTATCTTACGCCTCCCACCTCGAAGTGGTTTAGGCTCCGGCATAGAAGCCCAGCGTTAAGCGAGAATAAAGCGATCGGAGATTTCTTAGATGACGTAACTGATGAGGTGAATTACACAATCAACCGCTCGAACTTCTACGATCAGATGTTCCCGAGCTATAAGTCGTCTGGGGTGTATGGCACAAGCTTCGTGTTTGAGGAAGAGGACGAGAAGGACGGTGCTAGGTTCTACAATATGCCCTTAAATCAATGTCTGATCGTTGAGGACGCGAAGGGAAGAGCGTCTGAGTTCTATCTTGATTTTGAGTATACCGCACGCCAGGCAGAGAGCCGGTGGGGAAGAGAAGCATTGTCGGACGCTATGAAAGAGGAGCTTAAGGCTGGGAAGGGTGATTCGAAGCAGAAGTTCATCCTGTATATCGCAAAACGCATAGTCCGTGAGATCCAGAAGTCGGATAAGAAAAACCTTCCGATCGAAGCGACGTGGATAGATTTGAAAGGCAAAAAGATCATCGAAGAGTCCGGGTATAACGAGTTCCCTGCGATGGTGCATAGGTTCGATAAGCGCCCGTTCATTCCTTGGGGATTCAGTCCGGCGATGAAAGCATTGCCGTTCGCTAGGTTGCTTAACGCCATTGCAAAGACAAACCTGAGAAGCATGATGAAGCATACGGACCCGCCATTAGCGTTACCTGACAACGCGTTCATTCTTCCGTTCAACATGAACCCACGGGCTGTAAATTACTACAAGAAGGATGCTATGAGCGGGAAGGATTTGTTCCCGTTCGGGAACTTCGGAGATCCCCAGGTTGGCCTTGCCGCGGTTGAGTATTACTCGACGAAGGTAAAGACTCTGATGTTTCACGATACATTTTTAGCATTCTCGAACATCACGAAGGATATGAATAATCCAGAGATTATGGAGCGAATCAACGAGAAGATGACGATGCTCGGCCCCGCCGTGGGACGGTATCTCTCTGAGGTATTGAACCCGATTGTCCAAAGGACCATTGGTATTTTGTGGAGAAGGGGAAGACTTCCGAAACCTCCGGATGAGATGATGATGGACCCGAACTACGAGATCGATTTCGTCGGGTCTTTGGCCCAGGCGCAGAGGCGGTCAGAGCTTAACACGTTGATCACTGGTCTTACGATGATGGGGCAGATGTCGCAGTTCACGCCTGAGATTCTGGACAAGGTGAGCGCTGACAGAGTGGTTGATGAGGTGTGGGCGATCACCGGCGCTCCTGTTAAGGTGCTTAGAGATGATGCTGAGATCGATAAGATCCGCGACGCGAGAGCAGAACAGGCCAACAAGCAAGCTGAGATGATGGAAGCGGCGGCGACGGCGCAGGTCGGGAAGGATGCGGGAGCCGCGGCCGCTGGGTTTGCTAAAGCCAAGGAGACGAACAAATGATTGATTTGACGAAGGTGGATCAAGTCCGTCAGCTTCAGACTGAGGTTAGGACCGTGTTCGACAACCCATCAGGACGAGAGGTGATGAAGTTTCTCGACCAGATTTGCGGGTGGTACGATTTCACGGAGTCGGATAAGGATATCAATCAGCTTTTAACCGGGCGTAGGCAAGTGCTTGCGACGGTTAAGACCCTGCTCGAGCATTCCCCTGAGCAGGTAGCGGCAGTAGCGAGAAAAGCAGTACAAACGTAAAGGAGTAATTCGATGGAAGAAACAACAGTGGACAATCCAGCCCCGGTAGACGCCGGGACAACTGCGACCCCAGCCGGAACGACGACGGTATCTCCGTCAGAGGTTTCGTTTTCCTGGAAGTCTCAGCTTGCCCCGGATTTCGCGAATAGTCCGACGATGCAGAAGTTCAGTGACGACAAAGCCGGGTTCAATGAGGCGGTAAGAAGTCATTTATCATTGGAGCAGTTGTTAGGTCACGAGAAAGTCCCGCTTCCGAAAGGCCCGGAGGACACGGAAGGATGGAACAGGTTGTCGAAAGCTTTGGGAGTTCCGGACAAAGCGGAGCAGTACGGCCTTCCGGATGTCGAGATCCCGGCCGAGATGAAGCCGTTATCGTTCGATAAACGGCAGTTCTCGGAGGTGGCGCACTCCCTGAAGCTGACGCCGAACCAAACGAAGGAGCTATGGAGTATTTTTACGACGAAGACGAAGGAACAGTACGCGAGCCATCTGAATAACGTGAAAGAGCAAATGACCCAGGTTGTGAACCGGATGCGTTCAGAGTGGGGGGACGCGTACGAGACGAAGGTGGAGCTTGGGCAGATGGTGATCAATAAGTTCGCGTCTGATCAGGAAACTCAGGATTTCATTACGAGCCAGCTCGTGAAAGACCCGAGAGGGATCAAGTTCCTCGCCGGGATCGGGAGTCAGTTTGCTGAGAATAAGATCGGGGACTTCGCGATGAAGACGTTCAGCCTCGCCCCGGACCAGGCTCAGATCGAGATCGATAAGATCGTCGGTGACCCAAAGCATCCGTACAATAACGATCGCGCTCCGCAGAAGGAGAGGGAGCGAGCGATCGATTATGTGAATAATCTATATGCAACAATCAACAGAGCGAAGCAGGGATAACCCGAGAGGGCCTTTGGTTCGTTGGCAGGTGATGGGCCGGACAATCTGAGAGGACCCGGCAAAGGATCGTGGAAGAGGCGACCCTCTTTTTAGGGGACAATCAAATCTTTAGTTCTTTATTGATAACTTAAAAGGAGGGCCTTCCAATGGCCGACACTCAATCAACGGTATACGCGCAAGCGTACGCCAGGAATATCATGCAGCTTGCCCAGCAGAAGTATTCCAAGCTACTTCCGGCTGTCTACATGAAGCCGAATGTCAGAGGCAAGGTTTTCTATCAGGACCAGATCGGTGAATGGTCGATGGAAACGAAGTCCGGACGAAATGTCCAAACACCGAACAATGACCCGGTGCTGGCGAGACGTATGGCAACGATGGTCGATTACCATGATGCCCGTTTGTTAGATCGTGGTGATGAATTGAGGATGCTGTCTGATCCTCGCAGCGCCTACACGATCGCCGCCGCTCAATCTCTCGCGAGAAAGATCGACACCGTGATCGCTGCCGCGCTGGTCGGGACCGCGTACTATGGGGAAACCGGAACTTCCAGTATTACTCTTGGGACTGATGCTATCTCCGGGATCTCGCATATTGCCGGTACAGCCGCGACGCTGACGTTTGCTCGCGTTCGCGCGGCGAAGCGGATCCTCGATCTCGAAGATGTTGAGATGGAAGATCGCTTCTTTCTCACGAATCCTTACGGGCTTGAACAGCTCTTAGGGGCGAGTGAAGCGACGAGTTCGGACTATAACGCCGTGAAAGCCCTTATCCGCGGCGAGATCGACACTTGGATGGGTTTCAAGTGGATCACCTCAAATGTTCTCCCGGCGTCCGGGACGACCACGACTTGCGCCGCGTTCCAACGCTATGGCATTTGCGTTGCGATGTCTGCCGAGCCGATCGTCAGGACTGACGAGAGAACTGACCTTTCCTATTCCTGGCAGGTCTACTACGAACTGAACATTGGTGCGGTTCGTTTGGAAGAGGCCAGAGTGGTGAAGGTTGACGTTAACGAAGCATAAATGGCCTACGTTATTTGAATAACGCTATAGGCGAAAAGGAGAAATAACATGGCTACAGCATCAGTGAAAGCCGGGAACGTAACGAAGTACGACGCGGGTGGCAGTGGGGATAACATTGTCGCGAACGGGTACATTAAGACCGTCGAGAAAGTGTGGATGGATTCTTATACCCTGACGAGCAATGTTACTCTGACGAACACCACGATCAGCATCGCGAATCTGAAACCGGGGAACAAGCTCACGTCCGTCCAAGTGATCGTCGAGACATCGGCGTCGCAGACGAGCGGGACGATTGCGATCGGTTTTGCTTCCGATGCGGATGGCGCAACTTGGGGTTCGATCGTTGAACCCGTCACGATCACTCACAACCAGACGATCTCTACCCTGACATTTCCGCAGGGTGGCATTGTCGGAGCGGCTGTTGCATTGACACAGCCGGGTGGGAAGATCGCGATGTTCCAGAAAGAGATCACGGGAACTCAGACTACGATTGCCGTGAAACTCAACAACTGGACCATGACGACCGGAACCGTCAAAACGATCGTTCGTTACACCTAAACCGAATCAGGGGGGGGATCGAAAGGTCCCCTCTCTATTCCTCAAGGAGGTGACGAATGGCGACTTACACGACTGTTTCGATCATTAACACGGCTCTTGTTCTTTGTGGGGCGACGACGGTTTCTACTCTTACTGACGACACTCCGAACGCGAGGGCGTTAAACACCGTCTACGAACTCGCGAGAAAGTCCATTCTTTGCGAGAACTGCTGGACGTTCGCGACCTCAAGAAGCACTCTCGCGACTTCCGCGACTCTCACCATTTCTACGTTTGGCTGGGACTATGACGATGAAGCGTATGTTTATGACCGGCCGACCGCCGCTCTCAGGATCTTTGACGTCAGCGATAAAGCCGCGATGTGGAGGGAGGAAGGGAGTTACATCGTTTCAGATACCAATGAGCTGGGCGTGAAATACGTCACGGATCACTCCGAGGTCGGACTCTGGCCGCCGACGTTCGTCTCAGCGTTCATAGACAAACTTTGCGCGGACATTAGTTTCATGATCTTAAATTCCGCGACGAAAGCGCAAGCATTTCTTGAAAAATACGAGAAAGCGTCCCTTCCCGCGGCAAGATCCGCGAACTCGCAGACCGGCACTCATCAAACTCCGAATGATGATGAATGGCTCGGGTCAAAGTACTACAACGGAGGCGGGAGCGGGAACCAGGCAAGGAGCTTCGGATAATGGCGAGAGTTGACGTAATTCAGACGTCTTTCGCGGCCGGGGAGGTTGGTTCTTCTCTATTCGGGAGGACCGATATCGCGCAGTACGCGAACGCCTGCGAGACTGTAGAGAACTTCCTTGTGCGGCCTTATGGCTCATTGATCTCCACTCCCGGGACGAAGTACGTCGCCGCGGTATCCAACTCAACTTTGAACACCCGTCTGATGAAGTTCGTGTTTAACCGTGAGGACGCATACGTTATTGAGGCGGGTGACAAATACTTCCGCTTCTTTACAAATAGAGGGCAGGTGACGTTCCCCGCCGGGACAGAAGACCTCTCCGCGTATTCCGCGAATCTGAAAGCACACTGGAAATGCAACGACAACACAAATTCAACGGCGGTCATTGACTCTGTCGGGACTTTTAGCGCCACCTCAAGCGTCAACACAATGACTCTTAGCACCACGGGGATCTCCGGGACCTGCTTTGACCTTGACGGGAGATATCAAGTCTCTTGTCCGGACCATGCCGATTTCACGAGAACCGCCTCCGGGCAACCGATGAGTATTTTGGGATGGTTTTATTATTCCAAAAACAGCGCGAAGCAGGTCTTGATCTCAAAGTCTGGGGAGTATGAGCTGTCCATAGACGCCTCCGATCAGATGTCGTTCAAGGTAGAGTCCGGGAACGCAGACACAAAACTTTTACTTCATTGTGACGGGTCGGATGGAAGCACCATATTCACCGATTCTTCAGCGTCCGCTCATGTCGCAACCACGGTCGGGACCTCACAGTTAGACACCGCGCAGAAGAAATTTGGGACTGCCTCCGGATTGTTTGACGGAAACTCTGACTATATCACGTTCGCGAACCACGCTGACTGGAACATGGGAACCGGGGATTTTTGCATGGACTGCTGGGTCCGGTTTTCCGACACGTCCGGGGCGCAGTTTATCATTTCATACAACGAGAACAACGATTTTGCTTTTGTTAAAGAGGCGATTGGGACATTTGCTTTTTACATCGGAGGACTTCCTGAAGTTGAAATTCCTTGGTCGCCAGTAGCAAACACTTGGTATCACTTATACGGAGGACGCTCTGGAACTACAGTTTATGCCGCGGTTAATGGGGTGATGGGCGCTACTGGGGTTTCAAGCTTTAACGTATCCGACACAGGGGTTCTCGCCGTAGGAGCGAGTACGGTCGGGAATCAATTCTTCAAAGGATGGATCGACGAGGCTAGGATTATTAAAGGCTCTAATCTATATACGAGCAATTTTTCCGTTCCGGCAGAACCATATCAAGGCGCGGCTCAAAATTCATGGAGCATGGATGAGGCCGTCACAGAAGGGTGGCATTTCTTCTCGGCTGTGTTCAACGGAGACGGAACCCTGGAAGGAGATTGCAAGTTATACCTTGATGGTGCGATAAAAGCATTGACATATACTTCAGACGCGAGTTTCGTGAGGATGACTGACACATCTTCTCTCTTCAGGATAGGGGCGAGTTCTGCGGCGGGCGCGAACAATTTCGCGGACAAAATTGATAATGTCGCATTCATTCACCAAGCGTTAACGTCAACTGAGATTGCGGGACTTTATTCAGAGACAGGGTATGCGATTACCACGGTCTTCACCGAGGATGAGCTTTGGGACATCCAATACACGCAGTTGAATGACGTCATCTGGCTCACCCACCCGAATCATTTGCCTCAGAAGCTTGTAAGGACGGCGGCGAATAGCTGGGCGATCTCCGAATTTAATTTCAAGGGGGGGCCGTTCCTGGATGACAACACGACAACCACAAAGCTCTCCATGTCCTCGACCACCGGGACGATCAATATCACAGCGTCTACGACCGGGATTTTCACTCTCTCAGGAACGACTTTGGGACATCATGGCTCTTTCTGGAAGATCGGAGGGTTAGCGCAGACTAATACGACCACGGGACTTCAGGAGCAGGGGTATGTGGAGATTGTTCACGTCATCAACTCGTATACGGCGACGGCAACAGTCATAAAAAACCTTAGAGCCACAACGGGGACCGTTGACTGGGCGGAGGGGGCGTGGTCCGCGGTCAGAGGATATCCGAAGTGCGTGACTCTCCACGAAGCGAGACTCTGGTTTGCCAGAACCAGCCAAGAACCGCAAAAGGTATGGGGGTCAAAGATCTATGATTACGAAAACTACGCCCTTGACTCTCAGGATGACGATGACGGGATCAATATTGCGTTAGTCTCAAACGAGTCGAACCAGATAAGGTGGTTGGCCTCCGGGAAATCTCTAGTGCCCGGGACTTTCGGGGGCGCGTTTGTAGTCAATTCCGGGTCTACGGATCCAATTACTCCTGAGAATGTGAAGGCAACGGAGGAGGTAGGATTCGGGGTGGAGGAAGTGATCCCAAGAAGGATCGGGAGTATGCTCTATTACATCCAGAGGTTCGGGAAAAGACTCCGCGAGCTATTCTATTTCTGGGATCAGGACGTGTACAAGGCCGTTGACAGGACCATTCTCTCCCCGCACGTTTTAGGGGATGGAATTGTGGACATGGACTACCAGCAGAACCCGGACACAATTCTCTACTGCGTGAGAACGGACGGGACTTTAGCGACGCTTACCCGCGAGGTGGACCAGGACGTGACGGGATGGGCGCGCCAGACGACGGACGGTACTTATACCTCGATCGCGATCATTCCTTCTCAGACCTACGACTACGACGAGGCATGGGTGATTGTGGAGAGGTGGGTGAATGGGAGCCGGAGGAAGTACGTCGAGTATTTTGAGAATATCGATGTTCCAGATCGACAGGATCAGTGCGTGTACCTTCATTCCGCATTGACGTACGACGCGTATTCCGTGAGTTCCTCCTCCTCCGCGACGATCTCACTTTCGGCAAGCTCCGGGTCCGTGACCGTTACTTGTTCCACGGCTTATTTTGTCGGGGAACACGTCAATAAACGGCTTCGCGCGATTGACGCGGACGGCGCGACGATCGGGGAAGGGATTATCACAGCCACCTCCTCGACGACGTCATTAACTCTTAGCATTACCACGACGTTTAATGCTTTGAGTTACACCTCTGGACTTTGGGGGATCTCGGTATCAAGTGTATCAGGACTTGATCATCTGGAATCGAAGACCGTCGGGATTCTAGCGGACGGCACCGTGGAGTCATTGACGAGGACAGTTGCGTCCGGGGTTATTGCTTTGGGAAGTAATTACTTTGTCGTGACCGCCGGGCTTTCGTACAACCAAGTAATTAAAACGCTTCCGAAAGAAGCCGGGAGTCCGATAGGGACCGCCCAGGGGAAACTTCAGAGGATAAATGAACTGGCGTTCAAACTGAATCGATCTTATCTCGGGTTCTATTACGGGCTGGATGCAAACAACCTCGATCTTTTAACGACCGTAGATTCAACGTTGACGCAGAGTCTTACGACGACCGTTATCGGGAATGTACCGTTTAGGGGCGGGTATCAGCGGGGGAGCCAGGTTTACATCAAGAACACGAACCCGCTTCCGATCGAATTACTGAGTCTTATTACAAAATTAGAAACCTTCGACAAGTGAGGGAGTTATGGCTTTAGTAGCGGCGGGGGCGATGATCGGGCTTGGAGCGATGGCAGCGTACGGTCAGGTTCAGTCAGGGAAAGCGGAATCGAAATACTTAAAACAGCAGGGGGAGTACAACGCCCAAGTCTACGAACAGCAAGCGGAGATGATCCAGCATCAGAAAAAACTGGAAGAATATAGATATAACCGGCAGGCGGCGAGGATTCGTGGGGCGAACGTCGCGCGGGCCGGGGGAGCTGGGATTCTTCTCTCAGGAAGCCCTGCCGCGATTATGGTTGATAACGAGACTCAGATTGAGCTTGACAAGATGACCGGGCAGTACGGCCTTGAGGTAGACCGAAGACGGGTGCAGTCCGGTGCTGAGTGGTCAAGATGGTCCGGAGGCGTTCAGGCCCGGCAGGCGAAAAATACAGGGTACATGAACGCTTTCTCGACGCTTCTCCAGACCGGGATGAGCGCCGCGACGATGGGCAGCGGAGGGTCATTTGCGAGTTTTGGTAAAGGCTTATTGAGACGATTGGGGGGGGTATAACCATGCCAAGACTACCAGACTTTGAAAGATACGAATCGAAGGAAAACCTTCCTACTAACCCGCCTAACGTCCAGGCTCCCAATATGAATATGGGGAAGGGATATGACACGCTTGCGAAGGCCGCGGGACAGGCCCAGGAAACTACGATCAAGGCTATAAACTGGTATGACACGGTTCAGTCAACGACCGCGAAAGCGAACTTCAAGACCGGAATGTTAGACATCATGTCGAGGGCCGAGAATGACCCGGACTACAACAACTCCAAGCAATACGTTCAGGAGATCCAGAAGTTAAGAAAAGAATCTACAAAAGGGATTATAGGAGGACCGGCTTCCGCGGAAACAGCGATGGAACTCGATTACGCTCAACGGGTGGCCGAGATCCAGCTTGGTGGAATTTACAAGAAGAAAGCGATCGATGTTGGGCAGGCGAGCGCGTTAAGGTTGATAGACACAGAGATAAACAACCCGACAGAAGCAAGCTTGGACAATATTAAGAATATGCTCGATGTTCAAGTTCAAGCGAAGATTTTTGATCATAAGGACGCGTATCAGCTTTTGCAGAAGGCGAATCGCGACCTCGGGGAGAGCAGGATCAGCAAAGATCTTAATAATGCTCAGACACCGGAAGCGGTTGATCAGATCAAGCAAAATATCACGTCTGGATATTACGAGCAGGGCGGGGTCACGATCGACCCAGAAAAAAAGAAGAACCTCCTTGAGATCGCAGACAGGGCGCAGACAAACGCTGAGAAGAAGGTGCAGGCGCAAGCGGTAGAAGCGATGACGAAGAACAGAATGGAAATGATCACGGGGATTGCTTCAGGGCAGATGAGGATAGAAGACTTGAATATGGCAGATATCGCGGAATATGACTCGCAACTTTCAACCACTCTTACGAAGGTAAAAGATTTCATGGTGAATTACAACCCGAAACTTCCTCCGAACGAACAGGCATTGTCTTCTGCCGGGCTAATGAGCGCGAACCAGATCAAATCAATGAGAAGTTACGCGAGATCGATCACGGACGTATTTCTTCAGAACGACAACGAAAAGCTTGGTGATTTTGTATTGAGGGAACTGGATAAGAAGGGGGACGGAACAACCCCGAGCGTGAAACTCGCGGCCTTCGCGAATCTCGCGGCATTGAAAGCGAACATAAACAATCAGCAGACACCGCAGGATGTAAATTCCGCGACGAGATTCAATGCGATTAAGGCGGCGGTATCGTTCCTTAAATCGTCAAACCCTTATCTTTCATCAGCGTCCATTGGTGATTTTATCGTAAAGAACTATCTGAGCGGGGCAGATACCACTGAAAAAATCATGGAAGAAGCGAAGTCTGTTTTAAGAGATAAGGTGATTGAAAGATACCAAAGTGTTGCGAAGCTTCCTGGGCTTCCTAACAAGATCGTTGACGGAGAAGCGTCAGTCGAGGATCTACAATCCGGGGCGAATGAACTAGAAAGTGATGAGGCGTTCAGTGGTAGCTACGCAGACGAAGGATCAGATTGATACGGATCAGTCGGTCTATGTGGCCGACAAAGAGATCGTCAAGACATATCCTATAGAGATGTCCAATGACGAGATTGATTTTGATCTGCATACAACAGTCAGGGGACAGACCCCGGAAGACTACTACGTCAATTTCCTTCCTTTGAGAGAACTTCAGCAAGGGTGGAAGTTCATAAGAGCGTCTGATCTGTTGGATGATGCCGTGGATGCTCTTCCTGCCAAGCAAGCCGTGGAAGGGGTTGGAAAAGCTCTGAAGTATGAATCTGACGTTATTCAACCCGCTCTTAAATTTGCCGTAGCCGATCCTGCCGCCGCATTAGGTTTTTCAGAGGAAACCTCACCGAAAGCGCTTGAGGACACTTATAAGCCGTGGCTTGATCTGTGGCGAGAATCAGAGTTCGGGAAGGTTGCAACAGATATTTCTGATGAAGCTCTTACGAATCTCCCTTTGCCAGTAGCCGCCGTTCCGTGGTTCTTCACGGAGTTTGTTCCAGACCAGCTTTTAGAGTTCGGGACAAAAGCGAGTAATTGGGTGGGGTTGTATGGTGTAGAGAAGTTTGGGCCTCCGCTTATCAATGCCGCTCTCTCAAAGCTCCCTCCCAATGTTCGTTCCGTTCTTCTGAAAGATATTTTCTCAGGGGAGAAAGCTCTTGCAAAAGACTTTGAGACTTTGGGTTTGAAGATGAACACAAAGACCTCTGAGGTGAAATCAGCTTACCGGAAAGCGGCTCAGGTTACTCATCCTGATATCGGTGGGAATCCCAATGAGTTTAATGCTGTGAATAAAGCGTACCAACGGATCATGAAAAGCCGTGCCGGGTGGATGGATAAACTCTTTGATGTGTTCCGTGATTCAATGCAGAAAAAGACTCTGAGACTCGCGACCTTTCCAACGCCTCCTGAGATAAGACCGGGGGACATGGTAAAGATCGGTTCAGAGACAGGAAAATTCATCAAAGCTGTTGGAGAAATGGCATTTGTGAATGTAGCAGGAAAGACTCTTGAAGTGGAGTTGTCGAAGCTCAAGCCGTTTAAGGTGAAGAAGGAAGAGGCGAAAGTTAAGGAAGTGAAGAAAGAAGCTTCAAAGGAACTAGCGAAACCGGAGAAACCTCCAAAGCTGCCACTCAAACAACAAGCCCCGGCCAAAACTCCCGAACCCGAAGGAGAATCTGCAGTCAATCTTGAAAGAATCCAAGCTTCAGAGGAGGCAAAGACGAAGCTGAGAGAAGCGACAAACATCATTCAAGATGAGATTGAGAACCAGACCGGGAAACCGATCACCCACGAGGAAGTCTTGGAGAAATCGAAAGAAGCGGAGTTGTTGACGAAGGGAGTTTCCAGAGAAGCTACGCTTCAGTTTGAAGCAAGTCTTTTGAAGACCAGACAGCACATGGCGGCGCTCGCGGAACAGAACGAGCTGACCCCGGAGTTCCTTGATTCGTTGAGGGTAACGGCGAACATCGGAACGGATATCGCGAGAAGCCTTGAATCTATGAAGATTGGCGCTGTCCCTGAGTATGCCGCGACGAAGATCAAGCTGATCAAGAACCTGATCAAACTTGGGAAATCTTCTCAGGAGATATTAGACGCTTCAAAAGGCGTTGATTTCACTCAGGAACAGGCCGTGGCGAAGTTCTATAGACAGTTCGTGAAACCGACGCTTCCTGAGATGTTGGATGAGTTTGTTTACATCAACATTCTATCTTCTCCAATAACGCATATCGTGAACACCTTCAGCAATCTGATTCAGTTAGCAGGGCTGAATCCTTTGACGAAGCTCGCAAGCGGGGCGGTGGATGCGTTCATGTCGAATCTCACGGGATCTGAAAGGACTCACTATGTTTCCGAAGTTCCTGCCTTCTTCAAGGGAGTGATCAACGCTGTCCCGGAAGCTTTTAAAGGGGTGCTGAACGCTCTGAAGGGCAAGAAAACCATTGAAAGACCGGACGTTCAGCATCTTCCCACTCTCTCAAAGCTTGTGGATTGGGGAACTTTAAAGATCGGGAAATACGTTCCAAGAGCGTTAGAGGCCAGCGACATATTTTTCAGAACCTTGGTCGAAGCTGGAGAGATTGAAGTTTTAAGCAAAAAACTAGGGCATACGCCAAGTCCTAAAGAGCTACTAGACATCAAAAAACAAGCCAGAGAAAAAGGAGAGTATTACGTTTTTAGAAAGAAAACTGACGCTACGAATGAAACCGGGCAAGGGGATCTTCTTTCTGCAATCGATCAGATGACGAATGCGATTTACAAACTCCGCTCCGTTCCGGGCATGAAATGGTTCATCCGATTTGTTCAAACCCCGATGAACATCGTGAAACAGGGGATTGAATACTCTCCCGCCGGTGCTGCGACATTGAAGGGGGCGAAGGACAAAACTGAACAGGCAGGAAAAACTCTCATCGGATCTCTGGTGTTCGCCGGTGGATCATGGCTTGCCGCGAACAATCTTTTGACTTGGGCGGCCCCGACCTCCGAGAGAGAGAGAAACGAGTTCTACGCCGCAGGCCTTCAGCCGTATTCCGTCAGGATCGGTGATTTTTGGGTGTCGTTCTCTAAGATCGGTCCGCTGGCCTATCCTCTGGCGATGGCGGCGGCATTACATTACTACACGAAAGACAGTCCTAAGGCGCTCTCAGACTCAAATATGGACAAGATTGTGGATGCGATGATGGGGATCATGCGGTTTTTCTCAGATCAGAGTTATATGCAGGGGCTTGGCGATCTCGTGAAGTTCGCGCACGGAGAAAAATCGAAGTTCTTTGCGTCCGTCCCGACTCAACTTATTCCTCTTTCAAGTCTTCAGGGGTGGGTAAATAACATCATGGACGAGATCAAGAGAAAACCAGAAAAAGGACTTTCGATAAAGTCTGTTGTTGAAAATATCAAGATGAAGATCGTCGGAATGTCAAAGAGCGTCCCTGCTCAA